AAATGTATTTTACTTCTACTAGAATCATACTTACCAACATTTAATTGATAAGATTGTGATATATTTATACTATCACTACCTGAAGATCTAGACAACATAACAGAGTAGAAATCTCCATCGTAAACTGGTAAAGCAGAAGAACTTATTTCTTTGTGTCCACTAGATCCCGATAAAATAAAGTTTACACTACCATAGTTGTCTGTAGAACCATTGTCTTTTAATCTTAAAATAAAGTCATCGTTTTTGTTAACTAAAATTTGATTTGAACTACTAACTGCTCTAAATCTAAATTCTATGGTGTCTGGTTTTCTACCAGAAGATGTATCGTCAGCCCAAGATGTTTTTACATATTGTTCGCCTTTGAAATCTAAAGCCTTTGTAAATTTTCTTGTTATTTCAAATTGTGGTGATGCATCATCTTCTAAATCAGGTCCACCATATTCCTTTACTCTCAATATCGTTGATGGTATTCCGTAAATATTTATAAGACCTTTCAAAGCTCCTACAGTTCCTTTGTTCTTTAAAAAGAAAGGCATATTGTTTATTATACGACTCCATATTTCTCTTGATATATCTCTTTCAGATGTAACAGAGTAATCAGAGTATGCAGATCCTGTAACTTCTTTTCCTAAAGCGTATTTAGGTAAATCAATTAAATCTTTTCCGTCATCTAATGTCCAACCCAAAGAACGCCCTACAGAGTATAGTAAGTCTTTAGATATACCCTCTGTTAACTTTTCTCTTCTGTCAAATGTATCGGTTAAACCTTTTATATAAACCCAAATAGAATCGAAGTGTTGTCCTATCATATCTATAAATCTAACAAATACTTCGTTTTCGTTATCAAATGTTATGTGTGCAGGTAAATTTTCACTAAGTCTACTTTTATTCTCTGTGTCATATAATGAAGCTGATTCTACTGCTTTGTTAAACCAATTAAATCCATTTGTAGAGTCAACTGTTTCTAATACATAAGGACTTCTTAGTGTTCCTTCGCCACTTGCTTTTGGCCAGGCATTATCATAGAATATACCCAAAGAACCACTACTATATGATGAACTTTCAAAGTACATATACTTTTCAAAATGGTCAAAGTTATTTTTAATTTCTGTAATGGATACTTCGGCTGAAGCTATAGCACCAGCAGAACCACTAACTCCTATGTAAGACGAACTTAAAGCATTGTAACTCTCTATTTGTTTTAGTTTAGTTTGAAAGTTTCTAATTCTCTTTTCAACAGAGCTAAAGTTTATAAAATTTTCATATCGTGCGTGTTCTATATTAAGTTCAACGCTGTCCAAACTTTGACTTAAAAATTCATTTTTTAATTCAGTAGAAATTGTTGCATCGTCTGTTAGTATTTCATTTTCGTTTTTGAAGTCTGTTGCTCTAGCTCTTATAGGACTTTCCACATTTTGAAAATCAGGACTTCTTAAAACTAATTTACCTTCTTCAGCTGGAATAAAATCTATTATGTTTACAGTCTCTACTAAAGGTTCTGCCATTTCCTTTACAATAACACATTCGTCTAACTCTTCAAAATCACTAGGTAATGGTTCATAGAGTTTATAAACCACAGCGTGTGGATATTGGTCTACATTTATTTTGTCTTGTTTAAAGTTAGTTGTTAAAAATAACTGACTATCAAATTTTAAGTATGTACGCAAATCAAAAGGATTTAGATTAGTATATGTAACTCTAAACTTTTCAAAACCATTTTCTGGTGGATTAGATATATCAAAAACATCAGTATCGGGATTCTCATCTTCCACACCAAGCTCTAATGCAGCATCTTTATAACTTCTATTCATAGTCGCTGACAAACCATCAGAACTTACTTCTACTATTTGAGCAGTATAAGGTCTGTAAACTTCTCTAGTTACTGATGAATCTACCAATGTAAAATCCATAAAAACATTATCAACCCAACTTATACCTTGTATTGTATTTCCTAAATTGAAACTATGTCCATAGAAATAAACTTTCCAATTCTCTTCAATCAACCAGTTATCAGGTATCAACATTTCTAATTCTTTTCTTTCCCAAAGATTAGCTTCATTTACACTAACAAAATCCCAAACTGACTGGTAATTAAATCTAGGTGGCGAAACGGCATTTGCTATCCATTGGTTTCCATCCCATTTCCATAATTCTTGTGGACTTAATGCTCCTTCTTTTTTTGGATTAGTATCATATGAAAATTCACTACTACCATCATCATATATAGCATCAGAATTGTAGTTATCAGCTGATGGGTTTCTAGAACCAAAAATAAATTCTTCTCCGTTGTAACCTCTTTCACCGACTCTAAAAAACTCATCTGCCATACTTTTTGGACTTTCAACACCATCACCAGCACTGCTTTTATATCTGTAAACTTGGTCTTCTATTATAGCACGATACCTACCAAATCCCTGAGATTTACCAATTATAGCATCAGGTTGTTGAGGTAAGCCAGGAAATCCATCTGATGTATCTTTTGGATAACCACCATCAATTCCACCATCTTCTAAATTACCACCATTATCTCCATCTGTTATTCTGTAATATTTATTATCTATGTAGATGTAGTATCTTAAAGTTCCACTTTCAGAATCGGATTTGTGTTTATAGAACCAAGCCATTTTTAAATCATTATCAATACATTTTTGATTCAATCCACCATCAATATCTCTTAAAAAGTAAAGTAATCTACCACCACCATCTTGACCTTTTTCTTTTACATCACCACCATTATTAAAATCGTTTACATAAAAATATCTGTTAGAATCTTCTGTTGGCTGACCTTCGCTGTTCAAATCACCATTGTTGTAAAATATTAAGTACCTACCACCTTTTACACCATCATCACCACCCTCTGGTACACGAGTAACAGATTGTATAAATCCATTTTCAAAAATATCTTGATATATAGTTCTACCATTATCAGGACCGTCAGATTCAATAACGACATCTTCTGTTCCAGGGAAAAAAGAATCAAATGTGTAAAAATCAAAGTTTGATAATTCAATATCAGAATCTGCGTGTCTTTGTTTCCAAATCAAATCATCTTTGAAAAATAAAGCGTTACTACCACCACTACCACCAATCGGTGTAGCTGCTTGAAATCCACTGTTTAATTCACGAGCCGTACTTCTTTTAAATCTTGGTTTACCATTTCCTGGTATTTGAAAAGGATGAGTATTTACTGCATTAGGAAACTCTTCTTCACTTACAGTACCATTAGGTGCTACTGGATATGCTGATGTAAATTCTGGATTTGAGTTCCAATGAGTACCGCTCCAAACCCATTCTTGTTCGGGACTTACTGAACCAACTTTGCTATACTCAGGTCCTACTAAATTTGGACTCCAAGTAAATATAGGATTACTACCACCACCGTCCATCGCTGTAGAATTAGTTATTATCCAAGCACCTTCTCCACCCCAAAATGATGTTGTGTCTCCTACACCTAAATCTATTTCAGGAAGACCATTCAAAACACTTGAAACTAAAATAGAATATTTTGCAGGAGGTTGGTTTTCAATGTTTTGTGCATTAGCACTTGTGTTTGCTACAAACCCCAATGGTGGATCTGTAGGTAAAGGTTCTGATGGTGGTGGTGCTAATGGATCGTAGTAACCGAGTGGAGGATTAGCCGGCACTTCTTCTGTTACTGGAGATGTAGGATATAAAAGTCTAACTGCTACTCCACGACCAGAAAGAGAACCTTTTAAATCAAATGCCACATTTACTATATCTCCTCTACTAACACCATTACTAGTCAATGGTAACATAGTTTGTTCGACACTCTGAAGTCTACTCACCTCATCCGATGGCCATTCGTCTAATACTGTATATGATTCGTTTGTATCAGGAAATTTTAAACAAACACCTCCTGTTACTCCCTCACCTCTAACAAAATGTCCGTGATAACCTATATGTTCAGTTCCTTCAAACTCTGCTCCAAATGTTCTGTAACCAACACTCCAATCGTTAGGTGATATTGCTCTACTATGTAAAGCTGCATCCCAACCATAATTGTCTCCGAATGTTATTTCATTACCATATGAATCCATTTGTGTTAATTCAAAATCAGAGTTTTGTATAACATTTGTTTCTGTTCTATTTGGAACTTCTATTTCGTTTACTTTAAATACTCCAGGTATAGAAACAGTTCCATCTTTCATTTTTTGTGTAAAAAGAAAACCATTTTCATTAGGAGAAACTTTTAGTATGTTTGATTCAAAAGTTGCTGCCCCAACACCTGTCAATGCTTGAAAATTTATACTTTCTTCTATCTCATCTAACCTTACAGCTGTTTGTACATTTACAAAATCCTCTGTATATTTTCCTTTTATGTTTTTAGCTTTTAGCCTTACTTCTGTTCTATCTCCTGATATTACATCTATTTGATATTTTAAATCTTCCACACTCAATTGTTCTACTACATTTGAATCTAACCTAAACTCCTCTTCTGTTCCTGCGTAAACTTTACCATCTGTGTGTATGTAGAAATTAGATGTGTGTAATTCTCCTTCAAATGGAGATTTATTTCTAACCAAAACAGCGCTTTCATCACCTGCTAACTTTCTAAAAAATCTATAGTTAACAGTATATATACCATTTAGAAAACCTAAATCTCTTAAATGATTTCCTATGTAAAAATTTAAGTTTGAATTGTCTTGATTAATACTGAATTTATCAATAGGTAAGTTTGAAAACTCTACTAAGTTTTCTGACTCATCATATATTTCTAAGTAAGCAAAATCATCAGAGCCTTGATTTCCCCAATAACCATTTTCATATGGTTTATCTCCAACCTTTTTAGTTTGGTAGGCGTTTAGTAAAAGTTTGTCTCTTTCGTTTAGTTTACTAGCCATTACAGTTCCTCAAAATCTCTATCTAATACATCATTCAAAGTGTTTTCATCGTCTTTTAACTTATTCACAACTAAAGAGTGAATTGACAAAGTAGAAGGATCTTCTGGCAAATCATTTGTGTATGGGTCTTCAAATAAAAGAACAGTTCCTTCTTGATTTCTAATCAACACATCTGGATTATCAACTGAGCCAGAAAAATTTGCTTGCATTTCAAGCAGAGCTTTATTCTGTAAATATTTTTGCTCGTCTTCATCAATTAGTTTCTGATACCAACTGAGATTTTTTAATTCATCAGGTGTGTAAGGCATTTTATCTCACCACTTTAAAAATAAAATCTTCATCAAAGTATTGTATGGTTTCATCGCTAGTTCCACTTCCACTAACTACTTTAATTTCAAATTTGTAATATCTCTCTGCTTGCAATCCATTCATCCAAAAATTAAAATAGTTTCCTGTAGAATCACAACTTATTAGTGAACCACTGCCAAATGGAACTATAACATCATCTGTCTGACCATCTATAATAGAATAGTAAGCCCCATCATTACCTATCTGCTCTTTACTTCCGCTTGGTAGATATTTTACAGTTAAGTATTCTGATGCTGTATTTGAGTAAGATTTTGTAGGATATCTATTTCTACCCACTATTCTAAACTTTACTTTAGATTTTTCTTTGTATTCAGGTCTTAATCCTCTCATATAAATTTGTAAATCATCATAGTCTGAAGAATCTAATGGTTCTAAAGAACCTGTACTCCATTTAGCGTCAACCCATTGAATCTCTAATTTTGGTGAAAATATAGTATTTGTTTCTCTAGAGAAAAAAGAAAAAGTACCAAGTCTTGTAGTATCCCCCTCAGGAGTATCTGTGGTTAGATTTCCAAAACTACCACTTCTCTTTACAATAAATCCATTATTTGGATAAGTTCCATCTAACCATTTATTTACTACTGGAGTAACATCCATTCTCATATCACTTGTCATATGAAAGAAAGATTGTGAACCATAAACATCCTCAAACCAAGCACCACCAGAAGCTGATACAGCAGATTCACCTGGTGCTAGCCAATAAGTTTTGTCGGTTATTCCATCTCTATATCTCCAAGTAGCTCCTTCTTCTGTTATTGGATTATCGGCTTTAAATCCTTCACCAGGAACCCAACTACCACTAATCGGATAAGCCCATAACGATTGGCTGTATGAGAGATTGTGTGGATTAGCATCATACATATTTAAAAAGTATTTAGCGTCTGTTGCTATCTGTCCTCTTACTATAGATCTTGATAACTCTGCTAAATCGAATTTGATTAATGCTCTAGAAACCTGTACATTTCCTCCTGACTGATCCATAGTCTTTTCTATTTCTAATATTTCATCAAGTCCCGTATTTCTACTTTGTGAGGCTTGGTATAGTGTTGTATCAAACTCTGGAAAAATAAAGTAATGCATTAGTATGCTCCTCCTGTAGAATCACCAATAACTCTTCCTTCTATGTCTATGTTTGGAAATTTCAATTCAAATATACTTGGGTCTAATGATGGATATACTACACCATTTTTAGTTGCTCCTTTTACATCATAAACATTTCCAGAATAGTTATCTGATTCTAAAAATTTGTTTGTTATTATTATCGGATTTTTATCATCATTATCTTCTTCGGGAGTAACAACAGCCGCAACGCCATCAACTAAAGATATCTGATAGGCTAAGTCGGCTAATACGATTGGTTGTCCTATTTGCCAATTATCAATATCAAAAAAGTCTTTTACAGTTTGTATCGCCCTCAAAACAACTTCGTCTTTATTATATCCTGTTTTTGTTAATAAATTAAACTTAACTCCTATGTTTATCACATAAGCGTCTTTTATATTTACAGCATCCGTAACCATTCTAAATTGAGTTAGGTAAGTTTGAATATTTTCTTTTACGGCTTGATTTAAATTTACTAATTTTTTGTTTGCATTGAATCCCAATGTGTATAAGTTAAGAGCCAATGGATTTATAATTCTATTATCTGAATTTGCTCCTGTTTTGTTATCTAATTGTGTATCTTGCACAATGTAGGCTTTAGCTACATTTCCATACTTTGCTGGTAAAGCATATATTCTAGTTATGTAATCTTCTTTTGTTACTGCTCTAGATTGAGCTTGAAAGTATGCCAATGTGTTATTCTTAACTTCTATAATACTCTCAGCACCTTTTCCTCCTGTAGCAGGTATTGAATTGTTTATAGCTAATGAGTTTCTTGTGCTTGTTATTAGTGACTGAGTTAAGCCAGATGAGTTCAATGTTATTTCGGATGAAAGTACAGACCTCAAAGAGTTTGATGGTATATTATGATTTACTCCACCACCATATCTGTAGACAATTGTTAATTGTGTATTAGCTGGTGCTTGTCCATATGCTTTAGTTGATAAAAAATTAGACGGATCGAAAGCTGTATTTAAGTAAGTTGGTGAACCTGGTAAAGAAGAACCAACCTCATCTGGATTAGGAACTATCTCTTCATCAGGACTATCTGATGTACCAGCACCAAATCTCATTTCTGTTCTACCATCTTCTCTAATAAATGTCGTAAATCTTCTAGCAGTTTTTAGTAGTTTTAAAAGGTAAGGAGCTTGGTCAGCGTAAGTGTAAAGTTGATCGTCATTTTCTTCTTTATTTTCCATATCAGTAAACACTGTATCTTGCGCTAAAAAAGGAACTTCGTACCAACTATTACCATCACTGTCTGTACAACTTATTATCTCCGATATATCTGAATTACCTAAAACAATTCTATCATACTTTTTAGCATTGTTGAATGTAAAAAACTCTGTAGCTATGTTTCCACTTCTAGCTCTAATTGATTTTTTCAATAAGTAAGTTACAGGAACATTATCTGAACTTTCGTATATTTTTATTTCTAAAGGATCGTATGAACTAGAAAACTTAAAGTTACAATCTTCTGTAGTAACAAACTTTACACCATTAGCTGAGTTTAATTCCATTCCCTCTTTTATTACCATAGAGTATCTTAAATCTGGTTCCGTACTATAACCACCACCAGTTCCACTTGATTTTGCAGGAACTGTTTGAAACACATCTACATCTACAGCAGATGGAGTTGATAACTTTGGTTTGTAACCTAAAGACTGAGCCATATTATATACAGTTCTCTTTTCTTCTGCAAATGCTAGTAGGCTTTCTTTGAACTGATTATCAACATAGTAAGATAAAACATCTCCTACATATGAAGCCATTTCTATAAACATCATACCCGGAGATGAATCATTAAAGTCGTTATATTCTTTTGGAAAATACGCTTTAGTAAATTCTATTAGATTGTCTTTAAAAGATGTGAAATCTTTGTTTAAATATCTAACTTCTTTTACAGACTTTTTTGGTTTTGAGTATGGCATTTTTATTCTCCGTTATCCACCTAAATTATTAAAAGGAGAGGCTTCGTAATTTGAAAAGTTAAGTGAAAGACTTTCTTCTGAAGTTTCATCTACATTCAAACTAAATTTAATATTTACATTTAACAAATTTGGATTTCTGTTTGAAAAACTCACATCTAAAGAAGTTATATTTACAAAAGGTAGAAACTCACTAATAGCTGAATTTATTTCTTCTTCTACTGCAGATTCTACATCTCCTTCTTTTTCAAAAAGAATAGATCTTAGGTTTGTACCAAAATTTGGATTTCCAAGTCTTTCCTGCTTTGATGTTAGTAGTAAATGTTTTATATTAGATTTAGTCTGTTCTAAAGCAGTTTTAGTTCTATTGAAACATCCATCTCTACTATTGTCCGATAGCGGTAAAGACAAACCAATATAAGTATCTGGATCTAAATCATTTTGAATTGAACTCATTACTTGTTATCTCTCTTTTTTAAAGCTTTCATTACACCACTATAATCTTTTGTTAAATTGCTCATCACATCTTGTACTGCTGGATTTGATGTATCAGCACCAACTGATTGTGCTGTTTGTACAGCTGACATTTTTCTTCTGTCTTCTGCGTTACCTAACATATTTCCATATCCTAACGCTTCTGACATTCGTGAAGTATCAAATGTTTTGCCACTCATAGTTGGATACTCTTCATATTCATCACCATTAGCAGTCTCATTTAGAATATCATTTAAAAGAGGATTACTAGTGTATGTTACTTTTTTCTTTGGTTTTGGTTTTCTTTCAGGTAAAACTTCCATAACTTCGTTTTCTCTAATAGAAGATTTAGTCATAGATTTAATACCTTCACTAATAAATATCTTATTTACTTCTTTTTTAACTTCTTGTCTAACTATTTCTTTAATTAAACCAATAAGTTTTGTTGATTTAGCCATAATAACTCCTATCTTTTATATAAATATCTAAGTTAACATCTTTCTGTTTCTTTCTCTAAGTCTTTTCTTAGTCTCAGCTCTTTCTTTTTCTTTAGCTAGTTTTGCTTTAGTAGACTTTATGAAAGAATCTAAATTCTCTATTATCTTAGGTAAAACATTTACCTCATCACCGATATCTTTTATTTCTATTTTCAATCTATCTATAATAAATTTTTGAGCGTATGCTATAGCAGCTGCAGCTGGGTTTAGAGCAGAACTAATAGAAGAAGCCTTTTCTGTTGCTTCAGCAGCTTTCCTACCTGCGTCTAAACTTAATTTTACATTCTTTATATTCTCTATAGCATCACTTATTTTGTCTTTTAGACTTTCAACCTTATCTAACTTTTCTTCAACCTCATTAACAACTTTAGTTGCTTCTTCACTACCATTTCTATATAAAGATATAGCAGAGTCTACTCTACTTTCTAATTTTTCTTTTTGTTCATCTATAGAATCATCTACAAATTTTCTAACTTTATCTGATACTACGCTCATACCTGTATTCCTTGCGTTTCTAAAATTACCTCATCTGTTTCAGTATCCTCTACATTTTCAGTTGTAGAGTCTTCTGGATCGTCTGCTATTTTTACAGCTTTACTAGAACACTTTTCTAAAAGTCCTCCCTCTCCTTTTAACTTACCCAAACCTTCTATTAGTTTTTTAGCAGCTCCACCAATTTGTTTAGCATCACTAGCGGTTGTCAATTGGTTTGCAAAAGCTGATATTTCATCTGCCATTTTCTCAATTAAATCTTCAAACTGGTCAAACTTTACAACACTGTTAGTAGCATCTGGATCTCCTAAATTTATAACACCACCCTCTTCTGAATCTCCAATGTTTATTTCATAGTTAGAATTTAAATTTATATTACGAGCTGCAAAAATATGAATATCACTGTTGTTTCTTTTACCATCTCCTTTAGCGTTAAAAACAATTTTATCAGAATTTATTGAAATCATATCTCCATCCATTTCACCACCTACTTGTGGTGGCCATCTCTTTGAGATAGCTGATGGTTCTAATACTTCTAATGGTTTAAGTTTAGCTGATGTTATAAATATAGAACTTCCATCATTATTAATACCTTGTGGGTGTATGAAATCTTCATCTAATTCTTGAGTATCATATACTGCTTGTCGATTTGTTATCTTTATGGTAGGGTATGTATATGTTGAATCACTACCAAAGACTAAGTTACTTCCAAACCTACCATTTATATATGTATCACCTTGCTCTACATAAGCAGGTCTATTGTATTTAAGTCTGTTGTACTTTACTAATCCTTCTCCATACTTTCCTGGCATCCTATTCATACTTGCTTTACCATACATATTTAATGGTAAATTATAGTATACTTTTCCATTGTGAATTGAAACATTCACTACTTCACCTTTTAATGGAAGAGAGTTAATATGAGTGCTTAATGGTCTTATCAAACCATTTATCTCATCGCCTTCGCTTTGACTTACTAAAAATCTAGCTCTAATACATCCATAGAAATTGTAATCTGGAATACCTTCAGACTTCTTAGGAAATTCAGGTTGGTTATCTGGATCTAACAAAGTTTCTATAACAACCGCAGGCTCTATCTCATAAAATTCATTACTTTCATCTACAACATCTTTTATTATATCGTAAACATCGTTGTATGAAGCAAATCCTGTTTTTTCTGTGTCTCTTTCTATTACAGTAGTTGAATTTACATAACTCATTAATTTTCAACTCTTTTCATATCTTCTGTTATATCATCTGAGTGACTTTGTAAATCTGTAGCAGCATCTTCTATAGCATTCATCAATTGCTCTTTTTCTGCGTCTGATAAACCAAATTCTTCTTCAGAACCGCCTTTACTCTCTGCAGCGATAA